GCACAGATCGTAGCCGGTGGTGTCCATCCCGTCATGGTCAAAGAACATCGCGGTCTGTCCGGCCACGACTCCCGTCTGGGCGTCGGCGGCCCGCGACATCAACACCAGCATCAGTACTGCAAGGGCAACACGCATGATAAACTCCTTACTGCGGAAATGGCCCGCCACCCGATGCACAGGGATGGCGGGCCATGGCTCGTTCACGGGGGTTCGAGCTACTTCGACCCGCGCTTGGACGTGACCGGTGCGGCCTTCTTCTTGGCCGCCGTGGGCTTGACCGCTTTGCGCGGCGCGGGCGTTTCCTCGTCGACGGGGGCGTCCTCGTTGACGGGAGTTTCGGACTCGGGAATCTCGTGACCCGAGTAGTCGAGCTTGGTGTTTTCGTCCATCTCGTCTTCCTCCTCTTCTTCATCGTCATCCGGCACATCCGACGACGCCAGGCCCACGGCCTTGACGTACTCCTCGGGGGTGGCCGGACGAATGTACCGAGTTGAGGTCAACGCGCCTTCATTGCGGAAGAGCCCGGTATCGACCAGGTCTCCCGGCACGTAGTCCTCGCCATACGCCTTGAACGGCTTTACTACGACGGAAATCGCCATGTCCGTTGCTCCTGAACTGAACGTCGTCTACGAGACGATGTTCGCGATGAAGACGCCGAGGTCGGGCGCGACCGCCTTGTTGTCGAACGCGACTTCCATCTCGTACCGCGTGGACTTGGTCAGCGGCACCGGGATCTGCGCGACACCCGCGCCGAGTCCGAGACCCCCGGACACCCCGGTCCAGCGGAACGTGTAGCCCGCCGACGGCCACATGGCCGAACCACGCCGACTTGCCGAAGATGAACGACACGGCCTTCGTCGCCCGCTCGGGCGCGGTGTTGACCACGGCCTTGGCGACAAGGATCTTGTCGATCTCGAGGAACTCCTCGAGCATGCGGAGCGTGACCGACTCGGTCGACGTGTACTTCAGGCGGTCCTTGAAGTCCGGGTGACGGCGGAGCTTCCGGTAGGCCTGGTACCCGATGACCAGCGTGTTGTGCTCGAGGCCGGTGCTGGTGAGGGACGCCTCACGCAACGCATCGAGGTCGGCTTCCGGGTCCGACGCCACGTCATCCCAGCGGAGGAACTGGTTCGCGCCCGGCGCGGCGGCCACGCCCGCGTAGTCCGAACCCCAGACGCCCGTGGTGAAGAAATCGGCCGCCCACTGACGCTCCTGGCGAAGGGCCAGACGGGACGCGACGAAGTTGATCGACGCTTCCTCGAGGTTCAGGCCGTCGTCGGCGTTCGCGAGGGTCTGGTTGTCCAGATCCTTGTGGAACGCCCACACGTCGGCGTTGTAGCTGTCGGTTGACAGCTCGAACCCGCTACCTGCGGACTCGGTGTGCGGCGCACGCTTCCGCGCTTCATCGCGGAGCCATGCATCGGACGGCCAGGTCCAGTAGGAGTCCTTCTTGTGCTCCACATCGATGATGGGGAACACGTTGGGGTAGATGTAGTCCTGGGTCGTCTGGAAAAAGGCGACCCCCATGTTCGACAGCGTGGCCGAAATGTGGACGTCTTCGAGACTCGGCTGACCACGCCGAACCGGAACGATTGCGCTCATACTCTTTTCTCCTCGTTGCTGGGTTCAGCGGGTTAGACGACGGCCGTCTGGTACGGACGACGGCACTCGAACACAACCGACCCCAACTGGTCTGCACCAGTCGTGGTATCCAACGCGCGGCCCATCGGCTTGGTCGCCGCTGCCACGCTACGCCCGTTGGCGCTCGGCCCGATGACCGCACCCGCCGTCACGGCCGCGCTGGTCTTGAGCTTGGAGATGCCCGCCATCCAGATCGTGGCGGCCTCGCCAATCACGGCGGGCTTGTTCTGGAGAATGCCGACGACGTCGTCGGTCGTGGCGGTCACGGGAACGACCTGCCCGTTGGCGTTCATCTTGACGAAGTGGAACTGCAGTGCGCTGAGATCCGCGCCCGCCTCGAACGTGAACTCCGAGGCGCCAGGTGCTTCGAAAGCCATGTGATCCTCTCTCTTCTGACGTGGTCAGATGTTCAGCCGACTAGCGGCGGTTGCGGCGCGACACGCGAGCGCCGGACTCTTCTTCTTCCTTCGCCACCACGGCGTAGAGGTCCTGACGCTGGCGGTACGCCTTGGTCAGCGCGACGGCCTTCGTCATCTTCGGATCGGCCTTCATCAGCTCGTTCGCGATGGTGTCCAGCTGACCCGAGGCCGACGACGCATCAACCACGAGGGTGCCATCGACGGCGGCCTTCTCCATGGTCTGGAGGGTGGCGGCGGCGGCACCGGCCTTGAGCAGCGTGAACGCCTTCTGGTACTCCTCGGGCGCGAGCGCCTTCGCGAGCGACAGCAGGACCGCACCCTTTTCCTCGGCGGTGCCGGGGAGCTGGCTGAGGTCAGCCTTGGCGATGGCCTCGAACTCGATGCGCTCACGCTTCTCGGTCTCGACGGCAATGGCCGCCGTGGCGCGGTCAGCCGTTTCCTGCGCGGCCTTGGCCGTCGCAATCGCGGCGTCGGTCTGCGACCGCTGGGCCTTGATGAACTCCTGCACGTGCGGCGGAAGCTCGGCCAGCTGAATGTCGGTCAGCGAACCGGCCTCGGGCGTGCCCGTGACCGGTGCCGGGGGCGTGGCAATGGACTTGCTCATCGTCATGGGCTCCTGGTTGAAGAACCGGGCAAACACACCCTCGGCCTTCTTCTGGACAAGCTGCTTGGCAACCACCGGGTCGCCGTCGAGTGAACCGGATTCCAGCGCGTCAAGCAGCTTCTCGACATACGCGCTGAACTGAGTAACTGACTTGCGGATATCCGCCGAGGGATTGTCCGCGTACAGGGCCGAGTACATCGCTTCCTGCATCGTGTAGATGGAGTCCGCGACTTTCCACAACGCCTTCTGGCGCTGCTCGGCGAGCAACAGGTCGTTGAACGTCGCCTTGCCGATGACGTGGCGGGCCACCTCGGCCCCGTCAATCTGCACGGAAATCGGCGCGTGGGTCGCATCGGCCTTGAACAGCGCGATGTGGGCACCGGGGTTGGACCCTCGAGGCACCAGGGCGACGGCCGTCACTGTCAACTGCTTGAGTTTCCGCGCCATTTACTCGGCCTCATCCGTGGGAATGGCCGTGCCCTCGATGGAGAACATGGCGTAGTCGCCCTTCTTGACTTTCTCCCACGCCACGTCATCATCGACGTAGAAGCCCACCCACCACCCCTGCGGCACGGCATTCTTGGCCAAGCCAAGCGCCTCGCACTTGTCGGGGGTGAACATGATGGATTCGACCAACTGGCCAAGCACGGGGGAGGTGTGGTCCGCGTTCATGTCGCGGTAGCCGAGCACGAAGTTGTACGCGGCATTCTCGAGATCGGCGGGGTCGATCTGCTCTTCGTGGGAGTCGGTGACTTGCTCACCGGACTTGGTGATGGAGATATTCGCCCACCCAAACACCAGGCGGCGGTCCTCATCAACCTTGGTTACTTTACCTTCATCGTTCATAGAATCCTGACTGCAACGAATGGATGGAAAGGAAAGTGTCCCCCAGCGGTTGCCGAGACCGCCAGGGGACGTACCGCCGTGTCACCCCTGCAAAACTACCACGCGCTGGATTATGGCCGACCCTGGAGGGACGTGTCAATCCCCGGCGGCGGGGTCACTGCTCGAGGGATCATCTGCGCCGTCCTGCCCATCGTCGCCGCCCTGGTCATCCGGGGCAGGCTCCGCATTCTCCTGGCCGAGCAGCACCCCTTCGGTCGGCAGGTCAGCCAAGGCCAACACGGCTTTCTCGATGGGAATGTTGGGGAACACCTTCATGCCCGCCGTGGACAGGTTCTTCAAGAAGATGGACATCGACTCCAGGTCGGGCATCATCATGCCCTTGGGCTGAATCGTCGCCATGGCATCCATCGGCCACGCATTCAACGCGTACAGCTTTGTTAGCGCTACCCGGTTCAAGACATCGGCAATCGCCAGCGCCCACCCGGTGATGGATGTCTGGAACATCGCGGTCTTGTTCCCGGCCAACGCCTTCGACCCGTAGCGATTGTTATGGCCCAGGACAATGAAGTCTGCCAAGGCCGTCATGGCAATCGCATTGTTGTAGCGGCCAATGACCGCCGTGGTGTCGACCGCTCGCGTGCCCGACGTCGACAACAATTCCAGTTCTGCTGCTGACGCGGTACGGCCTGCTTGCAGGCGCCACATCGTCGCGGCGCAAGTTCCGCACGACCTCGGTCGCCAGGTTGAGGTACGTCACGGCTTCGGGGTCGGCCGCATTCCAGATGTCGATGCCCTCGGCCGGGGTCATCACCGGAATCCCGTTCAAGTCGCGCTCGATGCCGATGGCTTCAAACTCTTCCAGCCGCTTTTTGAAATACCACGGGCGGTAGGCGTTTCGGAAGATGGACCGGCCCTCGGGATTCTCTTTCTGGGACTGTGTGCGAAAAAGCAATCCCTTGGACAACGGGAGGGTACTCCGGCGTCCCTCGGCGTCGGCCTGCAACCACCCGGTGACCGTGTTGTTCGTCTTCACCCACCCTTGCAACGTGTCCTGACTGCGGATGGAGAAGTTTTGCCACGCGACGATGCCGTCGCTGTACTTGGAGGAAAGGGGGTCGTCGGCGTTGGTGTAGCCCGCCCGGTTCTTGAACGTCATCTCCAGGTAGGACCAGCCGTACGGCAACATCGACAGAATTTCCGACAAGACATCGGACCAGGTGGAACATCGTCTTGATGGCCTCGGCCCGCTTCATGTGCTCGTTCGTGGAATCGAAGGGTTTGACCTCCCATTCACACTGACGAATCAACATCGAGACGGCAAACAGCACGGCCCCGACAATCGGGTCGTTGTTCGTCATCTCTGAGAGAATTTTCATCCCTCGTGCGCCTTTGAGGTCCGGCAGGAATTCTTCGTTGACGCGCCCGCCGTTAATCAGCTTGAGCCCGGTCGTGCCGATGTTGGTCCGCGACTGCTTGTTCTGCTCGCTTGTCCGGTATTTGGCGACCGGGGCTCGTGTTGCCATTAGGCGGCACCTTTCCACGGGGACTTTCGTGTCAACAGGTTCAGCCCAATGGGCTTGACCGGCTTCTTGTAGATGAACGGCAACAACCCGCTCACCGCGTCCGGCCCGTCATCGTGGTCAGCCGGGAACTGGTCGTATTGAGCAAAGAACTCTGGGTATTTTTTTCGGAGATGGCGGGCAAACCGGACGTAGCGCACTTCCTTGTCCATCAACGCGGGTTGCGAGCCGAGAATGCGGGTCATCTTCGAGACGGTATTGTCCACCGTATCGACGTGAATGGCAACGCCTACATCTCGAGCCTTCTTCTTGAGCGTGTCCCCGTACAGATTCTTGAACATGTTCTCTTCTACGATGACCCGTGCCCGCGTCCACTGCACCACACTGATGATGGTGTCCATCTGGAGGTCCGGAGCTTTCTTGTGCATCTCCACGTCGAACACTTCGACCCACCCGTCCTGGCACATGCCCGCCGTCACGATGCAGAAGTAGTCACGGTTCCCGCGCTTCATCTCGCCGGGACGCTCGCCCCCGGCCGGGTCGACGTACGCCTTGACTAAGCGGTACAACTTCATCCGGCCCAGGTCCCAGTCCACGTACGAGAACTCGTCGGTACGGAACTCGATGTCCTCGGCGTTCCGCGCCATGTTCAACATCTCGCGCGCAAACGACAAGTCACCCACCGTCGGGTCGGCGCGAAGAGCGGCCAGCTTCTCCAGGGGCCACACCTCGGGCCACAGGGCGGTTTTGTCGTCCGACGTGTTGCCCAACGGGTAGCGCTCCTCTTTCAAGCGCATGTTGATGGCCCGCCACAACAAGCCATTCCACTCCGGTGATTCCACCAGCGTGGCGATCAGACAGTCTTCATGGGGAAGATTCCCGATAACGAAGATGTCCCAATCATCGGCCCCCAGACCAATGAAGGTGCCCCCGAACCAGCGTTTGTGCTTCTGACGCTTGTGGAACGTGTCGGCGGTTTCGGGCGACTCCGGGTCGTCAAGGATTGCCAAGTCAGGACGATGGTTCTTAAACTTGGCACCGCGCATCTTGGAGCCCATGCCTTTTGCCAAGATGGTCGCGCCGGACTTGAAGACCAGCTGGTGGTCGGTCCATTTCGTGAACTGACCCTTGCGGTCGATAGCGGGAGCCAGATGAGGAAAATCATGTCGCAACTTCTCATTCTGTTCCAACTCCTCAATGATGGACTGAAGGTTGGCCTGCGCCGAGGGCAACGACTCCCCAATCATCATCACGAACCACTTCTTCTTGAACGCCAACTTCCATAGGGGGAGGGCCAGGCCGTACAACGTGGTCTTGCCAAACTTACGCGGGGCGATGCGAGCGATGCGCTTACCCGTGCCGGGGGATTCGGCCTGCGCGATCAGGTCGTCGTGCATCTCGCAATATCCCTTGTTAAAGTGGTGCGAGAGGTACATTTCGATGAACAGGCGCAGGTTGAATTCCGCCGATGCGGCATGGGCGGGCGGTGCCCACCGGACCACGCGGGCGGTCAGGCGGCCTTTCGACCCCTGCAGGACGTGTTCGGCGGGGGATGCGGGGGTCGGGCCGGGTGGCGGCACCGATACGCGCTTGAGGGTGGCTACAGGGCGCGACAACACCGCCCCGCCCGCCATCATGTCGCGCAAGCTACTCATCGACATCCATCACCTCCGCGTCAATGGTGTCCTCGCCCCGCTTCTTCTTGGGGTCCAACGCGATGTGGCCCCACGCCTGCTCAATCTTGTTCAAGGTCTCTTCGTCCTTAACGTAGGTCGTCACGGCCAGCCCCATCAACTCCACCGCCCGTCGAAACACCGCCAGGGAGACCGTGCCGGTCTGGTTGATGGCATGGGCACGGGTAATCAACTTGCCCACGCCGTCAATCAACTTCTGGACATCCATCAAGTCCGGGAGACGCGCGGGCATCGGGGCACGCTGGCCTTCCTGCATGCGGGCGTGCCATTCCAGCAACGCCTCTTTGACGCCGTCGTAGTTCTCGACAAAATCCAGAATGAGCGCCCGCATCAACTGTGCTTCTGGGATCAAATCCATTGCATCCTGTTCGGCGGACGTGACTTGACGGAGGCGTTCTTTCAACGAGTACCGCTTGATCGCGCTATAGCGATTCGTGGTTACCCGGATGTCGATTTCGGGCGGGACGCGGACAAGCGCTTGGCTTTGCGCTTTTGGGCGACGGATGGCGGGACGCGCGGCCACCACGGCAGGGCCACTGGCTGCGGGGGCGGGGCGGAGTCGAGTCGATGGGTCGGGGACCGCGCGACGTTTGACTGGTCGATAGGGGTTGCTTCCGTCCACTGCCAAGTCTCCGGGTTCAAGAGGTACTTCAGTGTCTGGGTGTAGGGCACGCCATCGGCCCCGGTACACGGCTGACGCTCCACGAACGACCCCTGCACGGCGAGGCGGCCGACGCGGAGTTCCCACACAATCCACGCAAGTAGGGCAGGCGACACCCCCCAGACCGTGGCTATCGTGCCATATGTCGGCCATGTGTAGCGGGTCGGGGGAAATTCTTCTGTGCGGCGTGGCGGCAGGCGGCACGTCCAGAACGCCACCGCTGCCACCAGGTCGGGCCACGCCGTCACGCGGAACCCCCGACCAAGGACCGAGACGGTGATGACCCGGTTGCCCTGCGTGTCGTAGACCCAGCTAACGACGCCGAACGCCGGCAAGCCCAGTCCCATGCGGAACCGCGCTCGCCAGGCAATCCACTGGTTCGCGCCCGTGCCGAACACCGCGTCTCGGTTCTGGCGGGGATAGGCCGGGGGCGGCGGCAAGACGCCCAACGGGCGGTCATTCAGAACTTTGTGACGGTAACACCAGGGACTGGCCTGAAGCACGCCCGTCACGTCTGGGGTCACCCATCCCGGCCGGTCGCCGGGCGAGGCCCGTTGCACGCGCACACTGACGGCATTCGGGCATCCGGGGACATAGCACCGAGGCCGCGCCGCGTGCGGGAGGGCAATCGGCTTCTGGTCAGTCGGGTGATGCCATCGCCGGTGCAGGCGGCACCGCTGGCACTCTGTCCGATACCGGGGGCGGCCATTCCGCATTTCCTTGAATTGCACCGCCCGCCCGCATTTACAGGCCGGGCGCTCCGTCCCACCCGCGATACCGGGTGTCAGGACCGTTGCGCGGGGCTGAGTCAGGCGAAGCGGGGGCGGGGCCTCCCGGAGTGGCGTCAAGACATCCGGGAGCACATGGTCCAGGATGTCTTTCAAAGAGGACCGGTACGGACTTCGAGCTTTGCCGATACGCATCGCACGCTCCAGTAATCACCATCGCACAGACGAATACCACGGCGGTTGCTGTCGCCACGGGGTCAAGGGGAGGGCGGTCAACGGTCACGGGGCGCCTCGAGGTCACACCGGGGGTCGCTCAGGGCTTTGATTTTCTTGGCGGGCGCACAGTATTCTGTCTTTCCGTCATGGACGCACACCATCGGGTTATTCGGCGCTCGTATGCTGATTTTCTCGATATTGGGATCTTCGATGAGCATCTGGGTGTTAATCAGACGCTGGCCCGCGACGGCGGTGGCCACCAACGACAGGACAATGAGGAGGGCGAGATGGATCAGTTTCATGGACGGTCCTTGGGATAGGGCGGCGGCTGCGTGCCCATGGGCGTGAACACGGCCGCGCAGCGACAGGGGTCCGCGCAACACATGGCACAGGCCCGCGCGTAGCGTGCCGTGGGGCATAGCTGCGTCGTGTCGTCGAGCGCTCGATGCTCCCACCACGGACGGTGACAGTGTAAACAGACCTCAGTTGGCATCCTGGTCCCTCTCATCAGACGCCGACCAGAGCGGCGGGGCGGGCATCCAGCGGACGATGGCTCCCCAGATGGGGAGCATCTCCGACACGCCTCGGGCGTTCCGGTTCGAGAAGTAAAAGCCGCCCGCGCCGGGAATGTAGTAGCCGAGGGTCACATACTCCGCTGTCTGAGACTTGACCTGGACAATTACAGGAGTCCCGTCATGGGGAGCGGCGTACTGTCCCCATTCGTCCGCATGGGGTAGCGTGAGTTTGCGCCACTGGTATCGTTCGCGGGCGGCGTGGGCCTCGGCGGTGGCATCGGCAAAGGTCATGGTCGGATCTTTCGTGGAGTGCGCTTCCGCATCTCGGCGGGAAGCGGGTAGGCGCGGGTGGGCAAGTCTTTCAGGGTATGGCGAGCACACGTCCGTGCCACGGTGTCTGGCGTGGGGTCCGTGCCGTAGATGTCTACTAGGGCGTTTCGTCCTTCGTCTCTGGGCGTATACGGGGTAAATTTCTTGGGGGCGTGTCTGATCAGCCGAGCGCGGCGACGGCACTCAGGCACTTGACAACGCGGGATATCCGGGTCTGGCGTGAAGAACGGATTCGGGCTAGTGTGGACGTGGCGGGCGTGCCACGAACACCACTTGCGATAGTTCCGTTGTTCGGTGCCGTCTTTTCTGGTGTAGACACAGGCCAAGGTACAGGGCGCCGGGCAGTCAGGCACTTGACAACGGGGGCGCGAATCGCTGGTCATTACGGGGCGGGCCATGTCCATCATTATGCATGAACACATCGCTGCGTCCACTGAAAAAATGGCTTGGGGACACGAGTCTGCAGGGCAGGGATTCGTAATGGTAAAATAGTGAACGTTTTATTTTCATCCGCGCCCCCCGACCCCCATGGCCGCCCCCGCCCACCCCTTTCCCTTATACCTTATATTAACTTTTTTACATTAAATTAGAAAAAAGGAAGAAGGGAGGGGAAAAAGAAGGGGTTGTGGGGGGTCGCGGGGGGGGGTGCTGAGGGGGGTGGGGGGATGCAGGTGGAAATAAAACGTTCACCCTTATGCATATAGGTCACATTCTCGTTACGTACTTGCATGTTGTCATTACAAAACTCGTAGTTTTTAGACGCGAACCCCTGGAAATAAGGCCCGATGTGGGCACCTAAAGACCAGCAATCAGGTTCCGAAAATTTGCTAAAAGCGGCTGAAGTGGGGTTTCTGAGCCTGCTGTTTCGGGATGGCGGATTTTGGCTAAAGGTCCGAGGCAGCATGCAATGGTGTACCGGGTTGGATGGGCCAACCGGACGCAAACCCCGCGGATGCGGGGGGAACGGAACGGACAACATGGCGGCACGCAAGGGTTCACGCAAGGCGACGACGGCGACGGCAACGGACATTACCACGGCACCGGAGGTCTCGGTGGATGCGACCCCGGTGGGGGTCATCGAGGCCCCCGAAACCCTCCCGGAAGAGGCCCCCGCACCGGAGGCGCCACCCTTCCCCCTGACCTTCACGCCGGAGGCCTACCACCTGGCGGTGACCTCCGCCACCCGACTCGCCCCCGACGGGTCCACGGTACCCCTCTTCACGGACCCTGGGGTCATCGCGACCCTGGTCTCCCCGGCCTTCACGGCCATCGCGGCGGGGCTGTGCGCGGTGCGGGGGGTGGCTCGGACGCCCGATGCCATCGACGAGGCCCGGACCCTCTTCGACGCGGCGGCGGCGGAGCTCTCGGCTCCCACCTCGGCGGCAACCATCAACGTCGGGCGGTACACTGGCCGGAAAATCATGGACGGCCAGAACGTGATGTACGCGGTGGCCTCGGTGGTCCGGGTGCCGGACGCGGCCCTCGCGGTGGCCTGGCGGGCGGAATGGCCGGGGGCGAAGTGCAACTTCGCGGTGCGGAATGACCACGTTACCACCACTCGGCCTGCGGTGAACCGGGGCTCCCACGGGTGGACCAACGGGCACGGCGGCTCGGTGGACGTGGTTTCGGCCTGGGGCGGCCCCTTCCGCTCCTACAACGCGGACGGGTCGGGGGCGCGGTAACCCCACCCTCCCAACGGGTCCGGTGCCCCCACGGGCCGGACCCCTTCCCCTGAACCCTCTCCCTCCCACACGGTGACCTCATGCATACCTACACCCTCGCCATCGATGGCCTCGGTACGATGAACATCTCTACCTCCGAACGCGATGCCTGCGTTCGCCTCGCAAAGGAGCTCCGCGCGCAGCGCATCGGCTACATCCTGGTCAACCACGCAGAAGCTGACCTGGTCGGGTACTTCGAAGAAGACGAGATGGATGCCCCGCAGTTCCTCGGTACGGAGTACGACGCATGAGCCCGCAGCCCCCGCGTCCCGGTGATTCCCTGATCTTTGCGATGGTCGTCACCGCAGCCCTGGCCTGTACCATCGTCACCTCGTGCGGATGCAGCTCACCAACCGCTCCCACGGCAGTCACGGCAGAACCTGCGAAACCTGTGCCCACATCGCAGGTCCTGACCTGGCCTGACGGCCTCACGCTCGACCACGACCCGACAGCCCCTGGCATCAGCGTCTGTCGCACCAAGCTTCGGGGGTACGCAGACGGGGACCTGGTGAGCTGGATGATCGACTACTACACGGTCGCAGCGCCTGAACGCTGCCCGGCCGAGCCAATCGAGTAACCGGAGGGGGCTTTGGCCCCTTCCCCTTTCGCAGGAGACAGCCCATGAAGGCAGAATTTTTCATCGCCCGTCAGTTCGGCAAGACCCCTTTCTCCCTCACACTCCCGGTCCACGACGAGGACAGCGCCGAGGCACTGAAAGACGCGCTGTACACCAACGTCTTCCACGCCTCAGACGTCACGTACGAGATGGTGAGCGAGCAGGAACGCAGCATCGGCGAGATGCTCGGCCTCGACGACAGCCCCTGCGACCTAGACCGCCGAGCGTAAAAAGGAGAGGCAGGGGGCATCCCCTGTCTTTCTCGCGGTTCCCGCGCAGGAAAAGCTCTCCCTCCCCGCAGTCGCGCATCGCAGGAGTGAAACCTGTGCAGCCCCTGACAGCCACGCGATACGTCGGTCGACCCGTGGTATGGACCCCCATGCGTTCGCGTCCTACAGGACGTCGCAGACCGCCGCAGGATACGCCTCGGCAACCCCGTTCGGGCGGGTCCACGGCCCCATTCCACCGCAGGAAACGCTTTCCCTTCCGCAGCCGATAGACAGCCGTTAGACAGCCAAGGGAAAGCTGCTGCGCAGCGCTTCGCGCAGGGAAAGCTTTTGCTGGCGCAGCCGAAGGGCAGGAGTGAAACCTGCCGAGGAAAAGCTTGTGCTGCCGGAAAAAGTCTTGGCCGAGGTCTTCAGCCGCAGCGCTCGGCGTCCAATACTAAGCTAAGGAGGGAATACTTCAAAGCGATCGCTACCGAGAAGATATTCCTTCTTTATGTAAATAAGGGGCATTATATAGCCTTTCCTGGCCCCCTACGGCGATAAGAAGAGTTATACCTTGTTTATCTGGTGTTTTATGCAGTTAAGGGGAGTTATAACGTAGCATCATCATGCATGTGAATGCTGTTGCTATGAGTTAGAAGAGTTGAAGGACTGCCTGACACTTCCCTACGGAGACAGACCCCCCACCGCGCCTGGACTGGATAAGTTATTTCTCCCCCTCGAGACACAAAAAACTGGGGCGCACACCACCCCCCACATCCTTCCCCTCGCGTGGTATCATCCCGAATCATGCCTGACCACACGCCCGACACCGTCTCTCCCTGGTACCCGCTCGAGAAACCGCTTTCTCGACTTCCTCGAGAACCCGAGCGCCCCGACGATGGCTATGCACCTCAATCTCCGGAGGCATCCACCCCACCCCCGATGCAACCCCTGGGGACCGTCAGGACCGTCAGCGCCGTCCAGCCCACCCCTGAAAGCTAACCCTCATGCGCTCGCACACCCTGTCCGACCCCGACGCCGCCGCCACGCTCGCCTTGACCATGGACCCCGAGCTTACCCCCGCGCAGCAACTCCTGAACGCCTGGCAGGACACGCAGGTCACCGTGCGCCCCGAGGGCGGCCCCAATATCCTCGGCATCCTCGAGCACGCCGGCCCGTCATGCCTGATCCTCCGCACCAGTGACGCGCAGCGGACGCTGTGCTACACAAGCGGTGTGGTGTCCGTGACGGGCGCAGCCCACGCAGCCCCGCAGGCCGCAGCCCCCGATTAAACAGTTTTTGCCCACACCTGGCGGCGGTATCGTTGGTGTGTGGCCGGGGAACACGCCCTGACCACGGTTCCCGGAGGGGGAATGATGCAGAGCACGCTGTACGTCTTTGTTCACGAAATCACCGGCCAGGTCAAGGGCGTTGCGCTTCTCTCGCGGGACCGGTTGATGGCCCACCAAATCGAGGCGTTCGCCGCCCAGGGTTGGATTCTCCAGTAACACGTTCACTCCCGGAGGGGAATGATGATTCAGACATTCGGACCACGCGGGCACATGTGCGAAACCTGCCACGAACGCGACAAGACCTGGGGCGCGGGCCTGTGCGCCGCATCCACGTACGAGGGCACATGGTACTACTGCTGCCCTGACTGCACGCCTGGCGCCGCCCACGCGCTGCCGGGCACGATGCGGGCGGGTGTGGACTGTTCCTCCATTACCTGGTTCATGCACTCGACCGCCCCCGAGCTGCGCAACTACGTCCACGTCAATGCCTACGCCGTCGACCGCCTCTACGGCGGCGCGGAAGAGGGCGGATGGTGGTATGACTCGGGCCGCCCCCTGGGCTCCATCATGGTACGCGACGAGGACGACGCCGTCGACGCGGCCAAGGCGCTCCTGCGCGAACGGTTCGGCCCCGAGTTCGACGGCAACCGCGAGCGCCACAGCGTCATCGGCGAAGAGAATCTCGAGATCTACGTCGAGGACGCCGTCGCCGCGTACTTCCCTGATGTCCGCCCCCACTACGAATAGAGGCCCACGATGAAGCTCCTGCCCAACGATGTGCGCGAACGCATCCCACCCCTGTACAGCGGAGAGCGGTTGACCAAAGACCAGCGGATGGTCGTGGCCAAGTTCTTCAACCCCACGGGCAACTGGACCTGGTACGTACTCGAAGGGCAGCCCGAGGACGATGATTACTTGTTCTACGGACTGGTCGACGGGTTCGAGAAGGAGTACGGGGGCTTTTCCCTCAAGGAACTTGAAAGCGTCAAGGGGCGATTCGGCCTGGGCATCGAGCGCGACATGTACTGGACGCCCATCTCCCTCGCCACGCTCGAACAGCGATTGGGCATGGCATAATCCGGCCCACCCCGCAGGGGGTGGTCACCGCTTCCCGCGACGAAAGGAACAGCTGTGCCTATCGGACAAATTACCATTTACCTGTGCAGCCGGTGCATGATGGCGCCCCAGATAGCGACACGCAGACATACCTGTGAGCAGGACAATGCGCCCCTCGGCTACTGCAATCCAGACGAACCGTGTCTGGCGGCGTGCCTTGATAGAGCCAAAGCCCTGACCCGACGCGTGGAGTCTGACACGCACCTGGGCCGCGTCTATTAACCGATTTGGCAGTTTTATCCCCGCCCTGTCCGGGGGATGATGTCCATGTTGGGTCGATTGCACGGCCCCACACACCCCGGAGGGGGAT